TGCCTCTGTCTCTTTCGTTTGACGGTGGCGCGCATTTCCTGCCTGCGGTAGAAGCAAAAATTGCCGAGCATATCATCAGTAAGGCTAAAGAGTTGGGTTATCTGTAAGCAAATGGCAAAGGCAGTCTGAATTTCAGACGACCTTAAAGCCGCACCCAAAACCACCGCCGCTTGCAGGCCTTGAAAAGCAAAGCAACAATCAGCAAATCAAAAAGAAACGGAAAAAACATGACTGCAAAACGAATGCACGGCGTTACCGCCAACGAATTCACGCATGGCGCACGGGCAATCTCGGACATATCCACCAATATCATCGGCATCGTCGCCACAGGAGACGACGCCGACCCGAAGGTTTTCCCTGCAAATCAGCCTGTATTTTTTAATTCGGTCAATAGTATCATTGATAAAGCGGGGACAGATTCCAAGGGTACTCTCTCCCGCTCGTTGGATGGCATACTGGATCAAACTGATGCGCAAATCGTCGTAGTACGCGTACCGTACTCCGCCAAAGCACCCGAGCAAAAGGCAAATGCCGTTGCCGGTTGTAAATTATTGGCAAAAGCCAAGGCCTACACGGGCTTTAAGCCTAAAATCATCGGAGCACCGGAATTGGACGATGCAACCGTTACTGCCGAATTGGTTGTGGCCGCCAATGCACTGGAAGGATTTGTTTATGCATCCGCCGGCGGCGCGGAAGACATTACTGCGCTGACACAATATAAAAACGGGTTTGGACAAAAAAATCTCATGTTGATCGACAATGAATTTATGGGCACCGGTCAGGGCGGAAAACAGGTAACAGCCGCAACAATAGCCCGTATTTTAGGCGCGCGCGCCATGCTTGACCAAAAAATCGGGGTACACAAATCAATCTCCAATGTCGAAATTCAAGGTGTGGATGCCATTAAATATCCTCGCAGCTTCGGACTGCTAGATATTAATTCAGAGGCGAACACGATCAATAATCTAGACGTTACGACGCTGATACGCGAAAAAGGTTTTCGCGTATGGGGCAACCGCACCTGCTCGGCAGATCCGATTTGGGCGTTTGAACCGACCGTCCGCGTCGCATCTGTAATCAAAGAGACCATTGCCGAAAGTTTCCTCTGGGCAATGGATATAAAGATGCATCCGTCCCTGATGATTGACATCATCAACACAATCAACGCGAAACTGGCGGAAAAAGTCTACGACGGTTGGTTATTGGGTGCGCAGGTATTCATCGACCCGAAAAAAATCGAAAAAGAACGCGTATCAAACGGCATCTTCGCATTCGACTACGAATTTACCGTCGCCCCGCCATTGGAGAACATCGAATTGAACCAACACGTCTCCGACCGCTTTATCGTCAACCTGACCGACCGCGTCATCGAGTTTGCGTCAAACATCAAACCGACCACAGTATAAGGACAGCAAATGCAGTTACCACGCATCCTAAAAAGTTTTAACGTATTTACCGACGGCCTCAACAAAGACGGCGTCCTGATGACCGTCAAACGCCCCGACATCAAATTCAAAACCGAAGACTACACGCCGGGCGGCGGCTTGGGTGAATACACAGTCATTCACGGCATCGAGAAACTCGAGCTTGAGCTGACAAGCAAAGGCTTCGACCTCGAATTGTTCAAATCAATCAGCCATAAAATTAATGGCAACCTGCTGCGTTACCAAGGCGCGTTGCACAAAGAAGACGAAGAAACCTATCAAACATTAGTGGGTGAAGCTCGCGGACGCATCATCGAGACCACACGCAACGAAGACAAAGCGGGCGAAGGCGGCGAGCAGACATTCAAGTACGCCCTGACCTACTGGAAAGAAACAGTTGATGGCGAAGTCATTTTCGAATGCGACCTGATGGTAAACAAACTCGTCATCGGCGGTAAAGACATTCGCGCCGGCATCCGCAACGCATTAGGTCTGTAATCGTCAAAAAGCAAAGGTCGGGCAGCAAAAGCCCGACCGACAACAATCAAATCAAAGGCGCAAAAAATGCAGCAAGAACCCAAAATCAAAATAAACCCTGACAACACCATTATCGTAACCGTATCAAACGGCACGGCCTACACCCTCCGCGAGCCGCTCGCCAAAGACATGGCGGGCTTAGGTCAAGACCTGATTAAAATCAAGCACACAGAAACAATCCAAAAGCTGCTCTCAAAAATCAGTACGCCAAAAATCGGCATGGCTCAATATGGCGGATTCAGCATGGCGGACGCGCAAGCCCTCAACGCCGCCGTAGATTTTTTTTCAGCACCGCCGTCAGCGAAAGTAGAGATTCAGGAAGCCTTTGCGGAATTGGGTTATTTCCAAGATTCCGCTACCGAGCAGACGCTTTCAGCCAACTGATAAATTCCGTCCCTGATATTTGGGAAGATGACGTTGACGGCGACCCGCAAAAGTTTTACCCAATAGACGATGCCCTCGCCCTCTGCGCAATCACATTTAAAGGGTCGATTGATTGGTTTGCCGAACAAAACCTATACAGGTTAAACAGTTGGGCGGCAAAAGCGGAAGAAATAAACCGGATCCAATCCGAAAACGCAGGGCAATAAAAAAGGTCGTCTGAAACATTTCAGACGACCTTTTTAATGAAAAACTACTTGAACAATTTACCGATGAAGAAAAAAGCCATCGCACTGCTGACCACCTTCCGATAAGGATTGGACTTAGCCGCCGTCATATTGCGGTAATTTTCACAAAGAACACGGCTTTCACTTTGAACTTTTCGGATGTATTCATCAGTTTCCCGACGTAATTGCGCCGGAGACTTAGGACGTCTCGACGGCGTGAATGCAGGCTGTTCATTTACAGGCTGACGCTTAAAAAAACCGAACATATCAAATCCATCCATTAAATACAGGCAAAACGCCATGACCGATAAGACGCTTAATATTATTCTCAAAGCCACCGATAAGGCAAGCGGACAATTTGACCGAATCAGCAAAGCCGCATCAGGACTGAGCGGGCGGTTAAAACAAACCGAACAAGAGCAAATACGCCTGAATAAAGCCCTAAACGACACCAAACGGCTTGATAAATACCGCCAAAACCTAAACGAAACAAATAAAAAGCTGTTGGAAAACCGCAACAGACAGCGGGAATTAATCGCCGAGATGAAAAAAAGCGGCGGCGCAACCCAAGAGCAAAGCCGAGAAATGAAAAAACTCGCCCAGCAGGCAAAAATACTGGAGCAAACCCAAGAGCGGCAACTGAAAAGCACCGGTCGGCTTGCGAAAGAAATGAAAGCCGCCGGGACGTCCACCGTCAATCTTGCCCAAAATCAAAAAACACTTGCCGAGCAGATGGAGAAAACAAACAAAAAAATCGCCGCGCAGCAAAAATGGGCAAATGCCAGCAGGAAACTGGACGACATCAACTCAAAAGCCATTATGGCATCAGGCGTCGCCGCCGCTCACGCATACGGCGCGAAACGACTGTTGGAAAAGCCGATAACAGCCTACGCACAAAGCGAAACGGCGTCCGTAGATTTACGCGCCGCCATGATGACATCCGACGGCAGCGTCTCCGCCGAATACGAAAAAATCAACAGTCTGGCTACCAAGCTGGGCGACAAATTACCGGGTACGACGGCAGATTTTAAAAATCTCATGACCATGCTGATGCGCCAAGGCGTATCCGCTCAAACCATCTTGGGCGGCACGGGCGAGGCCGCAGCCATGTTGTCGGTGCAGCTCAAAAAAGCTCCTGACGCCGCCGCTGAGATGACTGCCAAACTTCAAGACGCGACCCGCGCAAGTGAAAAAGAGATGCTCGCCATCATGGACCAAGTCCAACGCCTCTACTACACAGGCGTCGAGGACGGCAACATCTTGGGCGCATTTTCAAAGCTGTCCCCTGCTCTTGATACCCTCAAAATCAAAGGCGAAGCCGCAATGAAACAGATGGGTCCGTTGGTCGGTATGCTCGACCAAGCAGGACTGTCGGGAGAATCCGCCGGTAATGCCATGCGTAAAGTATTCACACGGATGATGGATACCGCAAAAATCGCCAAGGCAACCAAAGGCAGCGGAATAGACTTGGACTTTACCAATGGGAAAGGCGAATTCGGCGGCTTCGATAAAATGTATGCGCAGCTCGAAAAACTCAAAAGCCTGACCACAGAAAAAAGATTGGGAATTCTTCAAAAAATCTTTGGTGACGACGCTGAAACCCTGCAAGCATTAAACACGATGATCGAAAAGGGGAAGGTAGGTTATGAAGAGTTCTCCAAAAAAATGGAGGCGCAAGCCAGCCTGAACCAGCGCGTGAATGAGCAGCTTGGCACACTGACCAACCTTTGGGACGCAGCTAGTGGGACGTTTACCAACTTTCTCGCCACGATGGGGGAGTCAGTAGCGCCGGAACTCAAAAGCCTGACCCAATGGATAGCCGATGTAAACAGTAAATTAAGCACATGGGCTGCCCAAAATCCCAAAGCTGCCGCCGCCATCATGAAACTGATTGCCCTATTCGCCGTAGGAGCCACCGTCATTTCATCTCTAGGACTGACGGTTCACGGGATAACAGGCGTCATGGGCGGATTCATGACCATCATCAGGTTTGCAGGCGGCGGGGTGGGAACGCTGATAGGCTGGATAGGCCGTCTCGGGATGGTTCTCGTTTCATTCGGATTAAAGGCGGCAATGTTCCTCGTTACAAACCCGTTCGGATGGGCAATTCTTGCCGTTGCTGCCCTCGTTGCCTTGTATGTCTATTGGGATAAAGTCAAGGCGGCTCTGATTGCAGGTTGGGAATGGATTAAACAGGCATTCCAAAGCAACCCTCTGCTTGCCGCCTTCACAGGTCCGATAGGTGCATTGATTTCGCTTTTTGCAAATTGGGAACGTATTAAAAATGCCCTGATTGCAGGCTGGGAATGGATTAAACAAGTATTCCAAAATAACCCGCTGTTGGTTGCCTTTACGGGTCCGATAGGCGTATTGGTTGCACTGTTCGTAAACTGGGAGAAAGTCAAATCCGCACTGGTCGCAGGCTGGGAATGGATAAAAAAAGTATTTGGCGGAGAAAATCCGATTGCACAGGCAGCGCAGGCAGCCCTTGGACCTTTGAACGCCCTCAAGTCCGCCGCAATGGGTGCGTATGACTGGATTAAAAAAGCCTTTTCCGTTAAATCGACCATGCCAAGTTTAGGCAGTTCGAGCATCGGTTCGGGCGCATATATCCCGAACAAAGGCTATTCGACGGGCGGTTATACCGGAGCAGGCGGCATCAACACTCCCGCCGGTATCGTCCACAAAGGCGAGGTCGTCTTTAATCAACGCGACGTCGCACGTTTTGGCGGATGGCGGGTACTCGACAAAATCCGCAAAGCAGGATTGACCGCTTTGGGCAGAATCCTGCCATCCTCTGCACCCGAGCCGCGCCCCGCTCTAGCCGGAGCAGTTCCCGTTGCCGCAGATTTCAACCGCGGCAGCGGCGGCATGAACATCAACATCACCATCAACGGCGGCAGCAGCAGCGCAGCGGAAATTGCCCGCGAGGTCCGTCGGCAAATCGAACAAATGACCGCCAATGCAGCGCGCCGCGCCCGCAGCGCGTTCAAAGACGACTAAGGATAAAAAAATGCTGGCAACACTAGGGTTTTTCCCATTTATGTTACGCACCATCCCTTTCCAAACCATCAGCCGTCAAAACGGCTGGCG